GCCGGAACAGCGGGAGGGCAGCGCTGACCCGGACGCTCCAATTATGACGGAGGCCCCCAATGGCAACTAACACCCAGCGCGTCAAGCGGGTTATCCAGTTCATCGAGAAACTAACCGTCCCCTCCGGCAAGGGGGAAGGCGGGGCTTTCAAGATGCGCCCATTCCAGAGAAAGTTCATTCGGGACATTTACGGTTCCGTCGATAAGAATGGGAGGCGGGTGGTTCGCCGGGCCATATTGAGCCTTGGGCGTAAAAACGGGAAGACCGCTCAGATTGCCTGCCTTGCCCTGACTCACCTTGTCGGGCCGGAGGCGGTCAAGAACGGGGAAATCTACTCGGCGGCCAATGATCGGGACCAGGCGGCCCTTGTTTTCAAATATGCGGCTCAGATCGTCAGGGCGGACCCCGAACTTGAATCGTTTATCAAGATCGTGGATAGCACGAAAACGATGGTCTGTTTCGGGAACGGTTCGATTTACCGGGCCGTCTCTGCCGAAGCCGGTACAAAGTTCGGACTGAACCCCACGGTGGTTATTTTTGACGAATTGGCCCAGGCGAAGAACCGGGATCTTTACGATGCCCTTGATACATCCATGGCGGCGCGGGAAGAGCCGCTTTTCATCGTTATTTCGACCCAGAGCAATGACCCGCAGCACATCCTTTCCCAGCTCATCGATGACGGACTTTCCGGGCATGACCCGACGACCGTTTGCCACCTCTACGCCGTCCCGGATGATGCGGACGAGGAGGGGATTTATTCGGATCAGAAACTTTGGAAGCTGGCGAACCCGGCCCTCGGGGACTTCCGGTCCCTGTCTGAGATGAAGACGGCGGCGAAGCGGGCAAAGCGTATGCCGTCCTTTGAGGCGTCCTTCCGAAATCTATACCTGAATCAGAGGGTGGACGCGAAATCGCCATTGATCCCCCGGGCCGAATGGGAGGGGTGCAGGGGCGATGAAGAGATTGAACCGGAATCGGAAATATACCTGGGCCTTGACCTTTCGGGGAAGACGGACCTGACGGCTCTTGTGGCGGTATCCGCCGGCGAGAAGGACATCATCCGCCCCTGGTTCTGGAAACCGGAGGCGACGCTTCGGGACCACGAAAACAGGGACCGTGTGCCGTATTGGGCCTGGAAGCAGGGGGGCTTCCTTGAAACGACACCCGGCAGGGCTATCCAGTATGACTGGGTGGCTGATAGGCTTGCCCGGATCACAAGGGAATACAGGGTTCTTGGTATGGCCTATGACAGGTGGAGCATTGACGATCTTCTTAATGCGATGGGCCGGATCGGGTTCGATGCTTACGTTGACGGGAAGGACAAGCCCCGTGCCGGTGCTTTGCGGTTGGTCCCATGGGGGCAGGGATTCAAGGACATGGGGCCTGCCATTGATGCCATGGAGGTGTCAATCCTTGAGAGGAAGTTGATACATGACGGTCATCCCATCATGGTCTGGAATATCTCAAATGCCATGGGGGTGGATGACCCGGCAGGCAACCGGAAGATCGACAAGAGCAAAACGAGGTTCAGGATTGATGGGGCCGTGGCCCTGGCTATGGCGATAGGGCTCAAAAGCAGGGATATGGCGGAAGGCCCGGTAATTTCCATCTACGAAACCCGTGGCGTGATCACGATAGGATGAAAGGAGAGAAGATGAAGAACATTAAGGCGAGGCCGTTTATGCCCGGTGATCAGATCCCGATAACGCAGGAGATGATGGAGAACGCCGTGACGAAGGCTTGTCCGGCCTGTGGATGCACTTGCTTTATGCAGGCCGTGACGGTGTGTACGATATCGGCGCTCCTTTCGCCCATCGGCCAGGAATTGACGATTCCGCAGCCGGTCCTGGTGTGCATGGAGTGCAAGGCTGTTTTGAAGTAACAAAACACAGGGGGGAACGTTGACAGAACTGCCCAAAAGGGAACTGCTGAGGCCGAGCGAGGTTGCGACGTATTTTAGCGTATCCGTCAAGACCGTTTATGGTTGGATCGCAGAAGGGAAGATCGATGCCGTGAAAATCGGCATCACGAGGGTCATCCGAATACCCCGCGACAGCATAAAAAGGCTTATTCGCCCCGTAATTGAGTGAAAAACATTTACGATAGTCTGTAACGGTCCGTCTTGTCCGTGAGATAAACTACTAATCATGCCACAATCTCACCGTAAGTTCAACGTTGAGTGAACAGGATGCGGTGAGAAAATTCCGGTTTGGAAAATTTGAGTCCCGGGAGTCAGGCCATGAAGCCTGATTTTCGGGATTTTTTGCTTTTCGGGGGCCTCGGTCTGTTCGGTTATGGCCTCTATATCGGGATTGCGCCGTGGGTGGCGTTTGTCGCCTGCGGGGTGATCGTCATGCTGATAGCCCTCACGACTGGGCCGGTGGAGAAATAGCGTGGGAATCGTCGCCAGAATCCAGAATCGGGTCAAAAACCTGTCCCTGACGGACGAAAAAGCCTGGTCTCCGTCACTTTGGAACCTTGTAGGCTCCCGGTCCCTGTCGGGCGAGACCGTGACCGAGCAGACGGCCCTGACCTACTCCGCCGTGTGGAACGCCGTCACCCTCATCTCCGGGACGATATCGACACTTCCCCTCCATTTGCTCCGAAAAGACGACAAAAAGACGAAAATGGTCACGGAAAAGCGGCTTTTTCGCGTCCTCCATGACCGTTTCAACCCCTATATGACCGCCCAAGTGGGTCGGGAAGTCATGGCCGCCCACATCCTGACATGGGGGAACTGTTACGCCGAGATCGTCAGGAACCGGATGGGGGAGGTGGTGGAGCTTTGGCCCATCGGCCCGAACCGCGTTCGAATGGAGATGGTTGAAGGGGTGCCGATTTACCAGATTCGGGTCGATAATGAGGAAATCCCCTTCACGCGAGAGCGCATTTTACACATTCCCGGCCTCGGATTCGACGGGTTCATGGGGTATTCGGTTATTGCCATGGCCCGGAAGTCCATCGGGCTCAGTATGGCGATGGAGACCTTCGGGAGCTTGTTTTTCGGGCAGGGGACACATCCGGGGCTGATCCTTCGGCACCCTAACCAGTTGTCGGCCACCGCCGAGGCGAACCTGAAAGAATCATTCGCCGGCGGGTCTGAAGGGCTGTGGAAATCCCATAAAATCAGGATTCTTGAAGAGGGGATGTCCATCGAAAAGATCGGGATTCCCCCGGAGGATGCCCAATTCCTTGAGTCCCGGCAATTCCAGATTCCCGAAGTGGCCCGCTGGTACAACCTCCCGCCCCACAAACTAAAAGACCTGACCCGGTCCTCGTTCAACAACATCGAATCCGAGCAGATTAGCTTCGTCACCGATTCAATTCTCCCGTGGCTGATCAGGATTGAACAAAATTACAACCTTCAGCTTCTCACCGATGACGAGCAGTTCGGGCAGAGGATTTACACCCGCCACAACGTTGACGGGCTCCTGCGGGGGAACCAGAAGGACCGGGCTGAGTACTACCGGATCATGTTTGGAATCGGGGCCATCTCGATGAACGAGATTCGGGAGAAGGAGGATTGGGATCCGAACCCGAACCCCTACGCCGATGAGCTGTTTATCCCCGTCAACAACATGATTCCCTTGAGCAAGATCGATGAATTCCTTGCGAAGGGATCCGCGCCGAAACAGGAACCCGGGAACGGTCAGGAGAACAGGTATTACGGGGCCATCCGGCCGCCGGAGACGATAACGGTTGGAGACATTCGGGGAGAGAAATACGGAGGTGAAAAACGATGAGAGTCACAAACCGCAGCCTTTTCAAACCCCGAACCCGAGGGACCTACAAGATCGAGAACAAGGCGGAGGAAGCCACCGTCTATCTCTACGATGAGATCTCCTGGCTCGGGATTCAGGCCGAGAAATTCGTCAAAGATCTGAACGCCATTACATCCAAGACCATTAACATTCGGGTGAACTCCCCCGGGGGGTCCGTTTTCGACGGAACGGCCATTTTTAACGCCATCAAGCAGCACAAATCCAAGGTTATCGCCCACATTGACGGTCTCGCGGCCTCTATCGCGTCCGTGATCGTCATGGCTGCGGATGAAGTCAGGATGGCCGAGAACGCCTTTCTGATGATCCACGACCCTTGGTCAATCGTCATCGGCACCGCCCAGGACATGAGGGACGAGGCTGATCTGCTTGAGAAGGTTGGCGGGACCATTGCCAGGTCATTCATGGACAAGTCCGGCAAGGACGAGGCTGAAATCCTTGATCTGATGGCCGCTGAAACGTGGTTTTCGGCTCAAGAGGCCCTCGATGCCGGGTTTATTGATCATATTTACGAGCAAAAGACGGAAAAGGCGCAGGCGGTTCTGTTTGACCTGTCTGCATTCGCAAACGTGCCGGCCAACCTGAAAGAGCGGAAGGCGGCGCCGACGGCAAG